ATGGAGAGTTGGCAGAGTGGTAATGCACCGGACTCGAAATCCGGCGAACCGGCTAATACCGGCGCGCAGGTTCAAATCCTGTACTCTCCTTAAATTGATTATCTGTACCAACTTTGAGCGTCGTCAATCGTTGAGTTGACGGCGTTTTTTGTTTTTCATAATCGCTTTAAAGCTGTATAAATAGATATAATGGTGCACTTTTTGGTGCACTCTTGCTAAAAAATACTAAATTATGCTGATTTTTTGCACTTAAAAGTGCACCAAAAATATTTAAACGTGCCTTGACACCTTATTCCATAAGGGTTTTAGGATCAATCAAAAAAGCACACTTACACCTAGGCGGGTAATACATAAAAAATCCCCCACGCCGAAGCGCAGGGGAATTAATCAAGTTATAACTATCATCTAGAGACAGATATTATTATACTTATTGCTTACTACTCTGTAAACCCTAGTAGTTGTCTCATTAGCTATATTGACAACTAATTATGCTAAAACTAAAATCGCACTAACCAAATACACGGGTAAGTAATATAAAAAAATCTTCCGCCCATCAAAGCAGAAGATTATCCTCATCACCTCTGGCATCATTAGCTGACAATCTTGGAGGAATTCGAAAGCCATGATACTAATAACAGGACAAAGGACATAATAACGCTTGTCAGTTTATATTACAATACCGAAAGTAGTCTATACAAACATATTAATAACTCCTTGTGATATTTATCCACTTTGAGGTATAATCATTATTGTTCCCTTCTTAATTCCTAGGGAGCAGAACACCCATTTTATTTATTTAAACCTTGAACCAGCCTTGGCTGGTTCTTTTTGTATGTTTCTGTTAATAAAAGGATCCCCCACACCGAAGCATGGGGGACTAGAACAGTTCACGATTATTATACTACTTTTAGCTTGCTTGTGAGGCGGATTCTGACGTCGTTTCGGCATTTGGTTGCGCATTGGTATCCAAATTAGCCGCTAGCGATGACGCTAAAGTGGCTGCTGAACTAGCCGTGGCCGTGTCACCAACTGCCGCCGCACTAGCTGCTTGACTGTAAGCCGCCACTACTGCCTGTGATGCTTGGGCTTCGGCTTGACTAGCCGCCGCTGAGTTAGCTGCTTCAATCTTAGCTTGAGCTTCCGCCAAAGCTTCCACGACCGTTTGTTCCGTATAAGCTAACGTGCTCGACTTGGTCTTGATCGTGTTGCCGGTATCTTCCAAAATAGAATTATCCGTAATTACCCCGACAAAGGCTAGGATTGCCCCCACGGCGGTAATCACTAATACAACTGCATTAGCGTCAATCTTGACACCAAAGAAGACCGTTGCGACAGCTAAGCCAATAATCAACACGGACCCGATAATCTGGGCCCAATAAGCAGGCTTCTTGTAGTTAGCTTTGAGTGTTGCCTGAATTACATTTAAAAATTTTGTCATTGTTTTTCCCTCCTAAAGGAACTTTTCTGCGATGTAAATAACTAACGTGACGAGCACGCCACTAACCAAGACACCGATCAACCAATTTTGAATGGTTGTCACACGGTCAATTTGATGGCTAGCTTCGATGGACTTGGCCAGTGCCTTGTCCGCTTTGTCGCCAATATCGTCAACTTGATTCAATTTTTCTTCGATGTTCTCAACTTTTGTTTTGGTGGCGGCCACATCCTTTTGAATATCCATTAATAACTTGGTTGTATCGTCGTATTGTGCCATTACCGCACCACCAATCGCTGGCCAGGATAGATAGTAGTATAAATTGACTTTCCATTCTGGCTAGCTAGTGTAGTCATGCTCAGGCCGTTGCGTTGTGCAATTGTCCACCAGCTGTCACCGGACTTGACTGTGTAATACGTATGACTAACCAGCTGACCAGTAACTCGCTTCCCGTAGTCATGACCATTAGTGACGCCTAACTTGATGAAGGCGTATAGGCCATTTGAACGAGTGTAGCGTGCCCATACATAGTCGTGTTCAATAATGACCGCATTGTAAGTCACACTTTCACCCTTGTAATAGGTGGCTACTTGGCTTACCTTATCTGAATCCGTGTAACGAACAGCTAGTGTCCGATTAGGATAGAACACCCCTCGCTGGTTGTATTTAACGACCTTAAAGTTGGCCTTCTTAGCTGCCTGAGCCTGCTTAACGTTGGTTTGAGCTTGTTTCTTACTAGCAGTCGTATAGCCTGATTTAGTAATGCCCGTTAAATCGACATTGCCATCTAATCCACCTGACTTATACATGCTAGTGAATTGGAAGATAGCCACGCCGTCCATTGACGGGAAATAGTTGTAATCAGGGCTAGTTCTAACCAGATAGTCTGGATACTCAGCTAGCCACAGGCAATTACCATAGGCTTTGACAATGGCGCTAGTGTTAACATGAGCGTTTAAATAGGCTTTGCCGGAATACAACACAGGGGTATAACCAGCCGCCTTAATGAGGGCCATCTGAGCTAGAATGACATTAGTATTGGCTGTCACGCTATTAGAAGCACCGTCCTCATAGTCCAACGCCACAATGCTGCCCTTGGGCGTCCTAATACGTGGCAAGTAATAGGCCATCATCGCCTTGGCATTGGTCATATTGCCACCAACACCATCCCACAAATAGGTGTGTACCCGTTTACCAGCCTGTTGAGCCGATTTAACTTGACTGGCATAAGTGGTCTGAGGGATATTAGTCCCACCATAGAAGCCACCTGCTTGTGAGAATACAAACTTATCGGTGCTATAGCCGAATGTCCCACTATTACCGTTATACTTAGACCAATCAACCCCCTGTTCCCGGCTAGTTGAAGCCTGACTGGTAACATTGACCATTAAAAAGGCCATAAAAATGGCGCCCATCATTAAGATGAGTGCCTTTAACTTGTGTTTATTCAATTGTCTACCTCCTAATTTAGTTTGCTGTTGCGGTTAGCTTCTTCCATGTTAATGATGTCCCCTCTATAAACAATTGGTAGGAGCTATACCCGCCAGTGGTGTTTGTGCCAAAAATGCCACCACCATAACCAGAAGTAATCCAAACAATCCCTCTTAGCGAATCGTTACTTGGGTTGTTTGTTGCGCCGGTCTGAATATAACAGGTGTATAAACCACTTGGTAAAGAAAGTAATTTATTCGTCACATCAACGCCAGTTGCATTAGGAATGCTCAAAATATAACTTCCGTTATCGTTAGTAATTTTTCGTTTCTGAAAGTTAGTAGTGTCAGTTGTTCCCGGTAGTGCGTTGGCCGCAATAGTATTAAATTTATTGACAAAGTCATCAAAAGTAATCGTGGTAATCGTGCTACCATTGGTACTTTGAATGTTATTAGTAATGGTAAAACCAGTTGACCCATCACTAGGGTAGATTGACGTCCCGGTACTATCAACCACCCATACTTCAATGGCATAGCTACCAGCTGGTAAACTAGTCATCAAGTCAGCATTAAAGGTAACGGTAACTTGTCCAGTCGTTGGGTCAGTTAAACTAGTCGGGTCAACTGTGGCCGATTTAAGATAGCCACTAGTATTGCCCAGTTTAACGGTAATTGAAGTAACATTAGTTAAGTCAGTGGCCACATTATCATCGCCACAAATTAACGTAAAGCTAGTGGTGGTATCGCCAATTTTAACCGTTTGTGGTGAAGTATCGGTAAAACTAAGCGTCTTCGCCATCTTTAGGTGCCTCCTTCTCGGCCAACTTGGCATTGAGCTGGTCAATTTGAACTTGTGCCATCGCTAATTGCTGATCTTTAACGGCAATTGCTTGGGCATAGTTACTCGTCATCTTGTTAATTAAGGCCTGTGCATCGATATTCATAATTTAAGCCTCCTGTGTGGTAGTGGTTGTCGTAGTCGTGGTAACTGGCTTTAAAGCAGTCAGGCTATCAATCAGAGTATTTAATACTTTTAACTTAACGCTATCAATGCCACCAGCACCTCCAGCAATGGCAGTGTTAAATTCATCCATGGTAATACTGACCTGTGAACTGATACCCAGCGTGTTAATCTGAACGCTAATGGTCATAATGTTGTTCGTGTAATCTGGTTTGTAATTTGTAATCAAAATGCTATCCATTTAATTTGGCCTCCAATTTGTTTAGTTTAGCTTCCAATTCCATGTTGTGACCGTTTAGTTGGTCAATTTGCTTCTGTTGTTCCTGTACCGTGGCTAGGGTGGCATTTAAAAGCACACTATCATCCACCCCACTTAGCTTGCCGTTTTCATCACGACTAATAAATACGTCTGGCAATTGCCACTGTTTTGTTACATTAACGTCGTCAACAATGCTAGACAGCCGCAAATGACTGGTATTATCGTCTGTTTTGTACTGATAAGTGGCTAAATCAATTGAGTTAACTAGCTGCGCCCAATAAGCTGTGTCAGCCTTTTTAACGTCCTTCTTGACGCTTAATAGGGACGATTTAACTAAGCTAGTATAGTTAACCGTAGCAGCGAATATATCAACAGAGCTACCATTGGCACGGTTAAAATGAATCGGGCGGTTGTCGGAACTGGTAATCGTGTGATAGGTATTTATGTTGAAGTTGCCAATATCTAAAGAACGATTAAATTGAATGTTATTAGCACCCGAGCCATCAATACCAAAGCTGGCTGTCTTCATAGTTGGACCATTACCGACATACCAGATATTCTGTGTGCCATTAGGGTTGATATTGCCGTAGGGCGTAATAATTATACCCTTCGGTGTAACATCAGCAGAAGTACCATTAAAGGTGATTTGTTGATTATCACCATGCAGTGTCATACCGTTAAGTGGGCTTATTAATACATATCCATCTTGATTGCCACCAGTAACCGACTGTGTGAATGACATGTCTTTCCCATTTGTATGTCCTGCGAATAATGCAATTTGATCAGCCTGTAACGTGGTGTCATACGCTTCATATTGATTATTTGAGCTTGTTGTGTTGATGGCACGATATTTTGTTGTTAATGCCCCGGTTGATAAATCTGTTTGCATAGCATCAGCAGAATTAAACCCCGTCGTATAGATATGACCGTCACTAGATATTGTTGTTGGATAAAACTTCGCAGTATTATTAACATCATTAATGACATTACCGTCATGGATCGTTTTACCATTTAGTGTCCCCGTGATATTGGCGCTAGGAATTATAACTGGCTTCTTAGTATCAAAGTAAATCGTGTCAGCAGCTAGCGTTAGTTGACCACTAGATGATATTAGGGTATTACCGGCCTGAATATTAATCTGGTCAATCAAGCCATCTTTAGTAACTCTAAGGTTAATATCATCAGACATTTGAGAAATCATAGAGTCTTGACCACCATATACGTAAGGTGTGGCCACACCACCAAGTTCTAGTTTTAGCTCTGTAAAGAATAAACCAGAAGAAGCGCTATTATTAGACCCGATGTTGTCAACTCGAATATAGCCTTCGTTATCATTAGCTCCAGTTGTGAAAGTAACCGTATACTGGTCAATATGTGACGGAGAAGTTACCAAATTCGTAAACAGTCCGTGAACGATATCGTAATCATTAGTAGACCCATAAGTCCTAGTTAACAAATAGACGTTTGCACCGACAACATTAGAAGATGCAAAAGCTTTAAATTGGAACGTATAAGTTGTATTTGGTGATAATGGAAAACGATTTGAGCCAGCGGCAGCAGTACCATTTTGAGCTGTATTTAAATAAAGCAGTGCCCCGGTGCCGTTCTGATAGAAATTATGCGTAGTCACTAATAGTTTCCGGTCAGTTGCCCCCCAGTCCATTAACGTCCAACCAGTAAGTGGGGTAGTAAAGTGGCTTGAATATGGTATCAAATTGACGTTATTGGCGTCTTTCTTAGAAACCTTGCTAGCAATCATGTCAGCAGTTTGTGTTTGATAAGTTTTGAAGTCACTAGACTCAACCTTGCTAGATATTTCCTTAGCAGTTGTAGCTTGGTAGGCTGAGAAGTCACTAGTAGCCACCTTTTGGGCTATCAAGTCAGCAGTAGTTGTTTGGTAAGCTGAGAAGGTGCCATTATCAACTTTCTGGGCTATCTGACTAGCAGTTTGTGTTTGATAAGTTGAAAAAGCACTATTACTTACCCTATCCGCTATTTGACTAGCCGTTTGTGTCTTGTCAGAGCTATATTGTGAACTAGAAACCTTGTCATCAATCAAGTCAGCAGTCTGTGTCTTGTACGTATTAAAGTCGTTAGACGACACCTTACTATCAATCGACTTAGCGGTTGTAGCTTGATAGGCTGAAAAATCACTAGTAGCCACCTTTTGGGCTATTAAGTCAGCGGTAGTCGTTTGATAGGCTGAGAAAGTACCATTGCCAACTTTCTGCGCTATCTGGCTAGCTGTCTGAACCTTGTAACTAGCATAGTCTGAGTTAGCAACCTTAGTGGCTAGTCCATTTTCTAGGTCAGCGATCGTTAGCTTGGAACCGTCTTTTAGGTCTGTCACTGCTTGACTAGTTACTTTACCATTATCTATTGCTGTAGTCGCTTGGCTAAACGCATTATCAGCTGTACTTTGAGCCTTAGCAGTAGCTGTAGAGTTGTTGCTTATCCCAGCACTAGCTTGGCTACCAACTGCCTGAGCTTGGCTAAACGCATTGTCAGCTGTACTTTGAGCCTTAGCAGTAGCATTAGACTGGACGGCTATTTCTGAATTGGCGTAGTTGTAATTGCTATCTGCGGCTGATTTAGCGGCATTCGCTGTAGACTGTGCAATTAAAGCAGCGCTATCAGCATTTCCTGCTTGGCTAGCCGCATTATCAGCCGTATTTTGAGCATTGATAATCTTAATGCCATCATCGGTTAGAATGACCTGAGTTGCATTAGATTCTGCCATTTATAAACCTCCTTTCTTAATCATTGCTAATCGTATTCATTGGCAAACGTTCCTTAATTGGTATTACAAAGACACGTTCTAAAGAATCACCTTGGTATTTACAATTGAAGGTAACCAATAGTTCCGGCTGGTTAGTCTGACTATAGATAATGTTGCATGTTTCAGGTTCGATAACATCATCGGTTAACCCTAAATTCATATCCAGTAAATAGTTAGAGGCAAATTCTTGCCCACCATGAACAACATTAACTGCGTACACCATACGAGGGTCTTTCATGTTGTAATCACCCGAGTGAAAGTAAACATAAGGAAAGTCAATGCCTTGTGATTGGTAGGTTTGCTTGCTCTCGTCGAACCCATAGTTGGCAACATCAAAACTATATAGCACATCATAATTACCTTGTTTAACCTCATCGAGTCGTAGCACATCATGTTTACCATTCACGTAGCCACACAGTACGTACCCATGTTTGAAATCAACGCTGACTCTTATATAACGATCGACAGTGCAAAAACGTGTGATTCTATCATCATCATTGCCTAGGGTAACATTAGCAAGGTAGGGTATGCGACTAACTGCATATTCGTTAACGTTTAAATTAGGCTTGGTTGCGGACCAAATGTAAATAGCACCACTTACCTCTTCGATTGAAAAGCTAGAGCCATGCCCGCCATGCGAAACAATCATCTTGCTAATTGGCTTAAAATTAGTGTCATGTAAGACAAACATGGTATCGCCGGTTGTACTTTGATTAATCGCCCGGCTAGTTATATACTGACCGTTGCTCAAAGGACACATATATTGTGCCGCCTCAGTTATTCCTAGTGTACTGTCGTCTGGGCTAAAACTACCCAAACTACGAATAGCACTAGTTTTTAACTTAATCTCTGGTTCATCTTGAATGTAACGAGTCTCAATAGTCCCGTGCAGTGTGCCAACGGAATTGTATGCTGCTTGTACTAAATAGCCAGTTTGATTGAAACTAGTATCAAGGGTGCCGTCAGTATTATAGCGGTGCCAAATAAATCCCTTGTTATCAATATAGGCTGAAATATTGGTGTTACCTTCCCAAGCCTGTAAAATTAACCGTTTGGTTTGCGCAGTATCAGTGAAGTTGTTGCCGTCAGGAGTTAAAGCAACCGGTTTAACCGAGCTAGCGTCCTCCCTTGCCTTTTCAATGGCGCTATTAATAGCACTTTGATAACCTTGCATCCATGCTGGTGTTGCAACAGGTACCGTGACATATTCACCAAAGCCAACTGTATTGCCATAAGGGTTAGAAAAACTAATTGTCCGTTGAATGACTCGGCCACTGGCATTTAATGCTGGCTTGATTAACTCATCTTTAAATCTAATCGTGGCACCTAATGGCGGGTTAAATTTAGACGTTACACTAACCTCATAATACGTTCGCGGGTGATTATATAATTGCAACATTTCTTCGGCCCAAGCCTTAATTCCGGAAGGGTCTTCAATTGAGTTAGCCGTAATGACTGCTTCATAGTACAAACCAGATTGCCAATCTGGGTTATATTTTTGATTAGCGGCATCATCAACAATGTAAGGCTTGCCATCGTTAACTTCTGACATTGTATTGCCGTTATCGCCATAAGCAATCAGCTTAGTTACGGGTGTTGATACCGTTGTCCGTTTAATACTAGTCATATTCTTACCAAATACTGCCTCGTTGTAGACCACATCAGTATTAAGCTTGTCGGTAATGACACACACCTTTTTCGTGATGTTACCTTGGCTGTCAATCTCAACGTAAGGGTCAATCTCAACGTTATAGGCCTGAATTAGTGTCTGTACTAACGTACTAGCTTTTGTTTTACCATCAATGGTAATTGTCGGGGTCATCACATTAGTGGTCTGATAGTCTAGCGTCCAACCGGTGGCATTGAAACACTGGTTAAAAGCCGTCTGAATTGAACTATCACTAGCTGTAATTGCCACTGGGTAATGATGAGCTAGTGTATACAAGCACAGATTAGTAAAGTTAGCCGTTGTAACATGCTTAGTAGCGGCTGTATTGCTTTCTTCCACGCTGTATATACGCATGACATACCAATGACCCGACAAGGCATCATAATAGGCAAGATTGTTACCAGCCACCACTTTATCTGAGTCAGGCTGGCCTTGAAGCACGTCTAATGAGCCTTGATGGTCGAACTTCTTAGACTGGGCATTTAGATTAATCGTGCCGTTAAAATTATCTTGAGTTCCGATGTTGACATCATCGTCATAACTTGTGCTGGTCGTATCAGCATCGGCTAGTTGAATTTTGACGCTATCATTGGAAAACTTAGTAGCTCCGTCAACCGTAAGTGTTCCAATCCGCTTTAAATTAGAATCTAGGATTAAATACTGGTTATTTAATGCCATTTGTTAGCCTCCTTGTTTTATTTATGTAAAAAGGCCACCCTTAATGGGAAGCCTTTAGTATTGCTATAGTATTCTTGGTAGATATTTCAAGGCCATTTGAGCGTCATCTAGGTCACCAATCATCGACAAGCCATTAACGCCCGGTTTTAACTTAGGGAAATCGGTTGACCAAACTGGTGAAACTAGCTTGCCATTTACAGTAACCGTATCTGACTCACAATCCATCACAATTTCTTCACCGGCGCCAGCAATATAAGTTGGCTTTGTTGTGTCAACTTTATTGACTTGCCATATTTGAAGGTCAGTCATTGACATAAAGGGGTTACGATAGGCAATTTTATAATTATCTTCTGTAATTGGGTGCTTTAGGAAGACAGAACCAATCCCACCCAAGGCTGTCTGATACTTATTTTGAGTATCAACATAGGTTCCATGCACTAACATGTGAATATTAGGGTCCAGGAATGGTCGACCTGTTTTGGTCGAATACTGGGTGATACTCCAGGTAAATACTTGTCCTCGTTTAGTGATGTCCAACACTAGCCAAGCACCTGCCAGTGCGGAGTCCTCCTCTTTATTGACCACGGTTGTATAGGTATCAACGGTTTCTTTAATGGTTTTCTTAGTTACTTTTCCTCTGGAACGCCCATATTTAGTGACAGTTTTGGTTGTCGTGCCAGTTTTGATTTTAATTTTCTGGTCGGGCTTATTCGTAAAAGAACCTGCTGGCCCTGAGCCATAATACAAGTCAGTATAGCGGTCGCCATATTCTAATGTTGAGCCAGGCTCACATATTTGAAGCCTAGCCATGGGTTTAGCACCATAGGCCATGTCACGCATACCAAAGCGTCCAATGGTATTACCACTGGGGTCTAATAGCAAGACTTCAACACGTCCCATCGCCCGGCCATTATGGGTACCACTGTATTTGAATTGATGGATACCAGTTCGTACTCGCCAATCAGTCAGTGAGTTTGTCATGCCAGTATAACGATAGGCGGGGCCATACCAGCGGTCTTCTCCAGTTGTGGGTATCGTTCCAAAGTCATACCCAGCGCTAGTTACAGCTGGCCGCATTACATTAGTTGCGGTCTTAATTTCACTGTGGCCTTGATACGTGTACGTTTCACCAGTCTTCATATTACTAATTGCATTGGCATCATTTGTCCACATTGCCATAGTTCCTAGCGGGTCATCAACAACTTTAGTATAAGGTTGAACCGCAGTGGCTTGGTCTCCCGGTGACTCGGGTCCTAGACCAAACTGACCACCATTTAAACTAAAGCCAATATACTTTAAATCTCGTTTAGGTATGACCTGAATAACTGGCTCCGTTCTAGCGGTACCATCAACAGTAATCGTGTTTAAACCGTTCTTTAAGGGTGTCTCAACCTGTGGCAGGGTTGCCCGTGGGTCCGACTGCACAAAGGTAATCGTTAGTGTAGCGTCCCACGCCCCCTGGTTAATGAACTGTGGATCGCTAATCGCAGTAATATGCCCCCAGTAAGTCACTTTGGGTTCAAAGCCAAAGACTAGTGGGTACTCTTTACCATTATCACTTGGATCATCACTTAGCAATAATCCGCTCAAATTATGCATAATCTGCTTGTATTTGTCCTGACTGCCACGAGCGATAATAGTTATTGGAATACTGATTGTCCGACTAGTGTAGTCCATACCATTAAATTGATTACCATACATGCCGGGGATATCGGTTGCTTGCTCGGCCATGGCTGGTGCACTTGGCAGTGTTACTGCTCCCATAATGGCTTGCAAATCATCGCGGCTATTTAAGCCAGCATATTCAAAATCATTTTTATTCAAAACAGACAATTATATCGCCATCCTTGTTTAATTTTAACTATGTAAAAAAGAGCCTTCTAAGGCTCTTCAATATATTAATACTAATACCCCATCATTTGACTATATTGTGACGTCTTCTTGGTATTTGACTTGACAGCATTAACCACGTCAGAGTTGGCAACAACTGCTTTAACATCTCCTTGGCCAGTGACCAAAGCATCTAGTGAAGCTATAACCCGCTGTTTGAATGCTTCGTCGGAATCAATCTGGTCGTTACCGGTATTTATCACATTAGCGCCATCTTGAGCTCCGAACTTAGCCATTATCTGTTGCATAATTTGGTAAGCCCTTGAACGCTTAGATAAGTCCATCGGAACTATGGCTTCTGGCAAGTTGCCTTCAAACAATTTGTAAACGCCCGCTTTGTTACCAAAACCACCATTTGCATATCCTTCAGGGCCACTTACCCTAGCGAATGCACTGTCGCCTTTACCATATATATGTTTCATATAGTTAATCCCAGCTAATAAGTCATCATACCCATTATAAATCTGACCATGTCCTGAAAATTTATATGCTTCAAATGTTGGCCGAATAGTTTGAACTAAGCCCATTGATGGAATACCCTTTTTAGCGTTAGAATCCCACAAGTTAATAGCTCTTGGATTACCATTTGATTCACGTGCAATAACACGCATCCAAGCAGATACTTGGCTAGCGGTAGCACCAAAACCATTAGCTTTAAGTGCCCGAACAACATATGGCTTCCATCGTGAAACCGAGCTACCTGCAGGGTTTCCTACACTGCCACCAGCTCCACCGAAGTTGTCAGCTAAATCAGAAATAGCTTTCGCAAATCCCTTTAAAGCTCGGTCAACTAGTCCTTTGCCTAAATCATGACCGATTGAACCGACTCCTGGAGTTTTGGTTGGATCAAATGTCTTTAAAGCCATTGACTTTAAAGTTTTCAATGGGTGAGTTATCTTAGACAATGCGTCCATTGCTTTATCACTAACGCTGTCGAAGATAGAAGTAGCACCGCTCTTAATTTTCTTTAAAAACGACGCGATATCAACAGTGCCTTTAGCATAGCCAGGAAGCGTATGTCCTAGGCCACCGTTAAAAAGCTTAGCAGTATCACCAGCATTAAGAATCTGATCACCAGGTTTAACATTAACCACTTCAGCACCATTCATACCCAGAAATGACACTTTCCCATTGTCTCTATCAATTTTAGCCTCGACACCGCCTTCACCAACTAAAGCTCTAGCAGTGTCAACAATACCGCCAGAAGCATAAGCTCCCATCGTTACTGGAGTATAACCTGATGGATAAGCACCAACATTGATTGGTTTAATACCAAATCCTTTAACTAGATTACTAAAGAAACTAGTAATGTTTTTCCAAATACTATGAATACCGGAGCCTTGCTTATCGGCAGCTTTCATGGAGCCGTTGGCTTGCTTAACAGCATGCCCCAAAACACCTTTTGACTGTGACTTGGCCTGATCAACTACCGAACTGTTTTGATCCTTAGCATGTTTAACAACTTGTGATCTTTGCTTATCTGCGTCATCAGTAGTGTGCTTGTACTGACGATCCGCATGTTGTTCAGTTTTGTTTTCCTGCTCTAAAGCGTTGTCAATTGACTTTTGTTTTTGGTCCTTAGCTTTACTAATAATAGCTGCACGTTGCTTCTCGGCATACTTAGAATTACCAGAATATTGATTTTTAGCAGCATCAACTGTTTTACTATACTGGCTCTTTGCTTGACTGATTGCCTCGCTAGCTTGTCTTTCAGCTGCTTTTATAACCTTATTGTGTTGCTTTTCAGCCGCAGAAACACGATCTTTGTATTCTTGGTTTGCCAGTGAGACTGTCTTTTTGTACTCTTTATTCGACTGTGAAATAGCATCATTTGCTTGTTCACGAGTGATTTTCCCCTTGCTCTTGGCAAGATTTCTCAAAATATCATTCTGCTTATTAGCAGCTGACTTTATCTTTCCCGTTAAAGTTGTGTGTAAACGGGCTTCTTGTGCAGTAGTTTCCGTTGCACTTTTAATCCGGAGTTTATCAAGAGCGGCTGACTTTTTGTTTTCTTCAGCCTGAATAGCTGCTTTCTTTTTAGACATGTCTTTCTGAACAATAATCGAGTTGGCGCCAAACTGTCGTTCGTCAGATGCTATTTTAGCATCCCAGCTAGAACTAGTTTTTCTCTCTCTAGCATTCCATTTACTAATAATACTTGCTTTTTGCTGCGCATAATACTTCGCAATAGCGTTGCGATCAGAAGCTGACATTTTTTCAAAACGATTTGTCTCACTATCATTCTTTTTAATTGAAGCTAATTGCTTTTTATACTCCGCATCGGTTAGCATACCCGCTTTATGAAGTACGTTCACATCATTTAAATCTTGCTTCTGCTTTTTAGAATAATAGGAACTGTACGCCTTACCTAGATCACTCAGTGAGCGCTTAGTGGACTCTGTCTTAATCTTGGGAGCTTCAATGCTCTTCCCTTTTAGCGCATCACTAATTCTTTTGACAATCGTATTTGCAGTTTTAGTACCACCAACACCATCACCAATGCTTGCTCCTAACATTGCTCCCGCAGCTGTTCCTGCTCCTGGGATAACGCTTCCAAGGGCTGCACCAATGCCGCCCCCGATAAGTGTTCCAGCTGTTTTACCAGTTGCTTTATATTTATCAGACGCCTTACCGGAGCTAACTGCTTTCGCAATGCTACTGCCAGCGTCCCAAGCAGTCATGGCTAATCCAGCACCATTGATAATCCTTGTACCAATTGTTCCTCCTAGCAATGACCATTTACTGCTTTTAGCAATTTTTTCAGTGTTTTCCGCTTCAACTGATATAGAGCTTAAATCAGCGCCTGTATTCCCAGCCTTTCTACCTTTAACTCTCCGATAACCAGTTCCAATATTTTCTTCACTGGCCGTACTTAGTTCAGCATTAGTTTTAAGAACCGCGTTTTGTTCTTCTAAAGCTTTAGTTTCTTGTTTAATCCCTAGAACTTTTTCAGCCCAGCTAACAGTATCACTGATTTTTTTAAAAGTTGACAAAACTGAACTAGTCTCTTTGACGGCTTTACTTGTTAACCACCATGCTGCGCCAAATTTTGCAATGGTTTCTGTGTGCCCACCAACCATACTGAGTAATGGCTTTAAAATTGCATTGGTTATTTTAAGTGATTCAATTAACGTTTCAAAGCCCAGACCACCCAAGTTTTTGACAGTTTTGAAGAAATTAACAATTTCCGGAGCATTTTTTGCAATAGAGTCAGAAGCTTTGGTGACACCCTTGGCCAAGTTATCCATTGCATCATTCATTGCTTTTGGTGCCGACTTGACATCAAAAGCTTTAGCAAAGGCTTTAGTAATCGTACTAATACCTTTTTCTGCCGCTACACCTACCTTATTAAACTCCTTGTCAGTCCGTTTGTCAGATACCCATTTTGAAACTGCGCCATAGATTGGATTTTGAGCGGTTAAAATCGGCTTTTCAATGTCACCGATTAAAGCTGGAACACGCGCTTTGATCGTACGTTCCATACCAACCATCGTATGTAACATGTTGTCGGCGGCTTTATCGTATTTTCCGGATCCAAGTTGATTAAACGTATTTTCAATATCTTTAGCAGATATTTTTCCTTCTTTAGCCATCTCACTCAAATCAGCAACTGTTACCTTACTACTTTTGTGAGTCTTTTGGGCGTTTGTCTCTTGTTGAGCAGCATATTGCGAGTTAACCTTAATAGCTTGCTTAATTTCTGCATTAGTCACTTTGTGCCCACTTGCAATTTGCTTGCTAAAAACTGTAAATTGCTGGGCACTGACAATACCTTTTTGACGATATGTTTCTAGGTCAGATAAACTATTATTTGTTCCATAATGCATTCCTTCAAACATCAAGGTCATTTTTTTGTTATAGGCACTTACGGCTTTAGCAGCACCTTTACCTGTTGAAGCAGCCGTATCACCCGTCTTTTTTAATCCAGATTCATACTTGGCCAATTGTTCACGGAACATCGGGAAATACTGGCTAATTTGGTTTAACATACCAGCATTGGCTTTTCCCCGTGACAGACCGTTAACCATGTCTTGTGTAACTGTTTGTATCTGTTGTTTATCTAATCCAACCGCATCCGACATGTTTAGCATGGATTTGGTTAGTTCATCTGATTCTTTTTTATTGGAATGTAAGTGATAAAAGCCTTGCTCTAGTTCATTAACAACATCTACGGCTTGACCGGTCTTAACAGATAAGTCGTTGATTGTTTTAACCATTGCATTAGATTTACCAACAGCGCCAGTTAAAGTCAACCAGGTGGCCGTCATCTTTTGCTGCTCTTTTTCATATTCCATACCAGCACTAATAGCTTCGTGAATATGTGAAGTAATTGATTGAAAAGCGCTCGTAATACCACTGGCAACTAAATGGGCACCCAGAATTTTGCCAAATAAATGATTGGCCTTATCTGCGTGCTCGTTTACTCTATTTAGCTGGCTAATGACTGACGTTAATCCTGACTGTGGTTTTTTGCTTAATTGCTCATCAAGCTCTTTCATCTTAACCCGAGTTTGGGCAATTTTAGTACCTAATTCGTTCACCCTAATCTGTTGTTCTTTGAACTCTTTAGAACTGTTACCACTAGCACTCGCAATCTTATTCAGTCTGCTTTGCTCAGCCTCTAGTTGCTTGTTAAGCTCATTATAAGACTGATGTAACCCGCTAGCCTTAACTTTGTTGGCTTCAAACTCGTGGCCTTCGGCTTTTAGTTTGGCTACATATGAGTCTGTTACTTTGGCTGATATTTCGGTTGCCTCTTTTAATTGTAAGACACCACTTTTTTGCAGATCAAGTGACTTCTGTGCTCGTTCTTGTTGCCCCTCTAAACTGGCGATTGAGCGCTTGGCAGCGTTAATCTGATTTTCATATTTAACATAAGCTTCTCGGCCTTTTTGAGTGGTTTGGTCTAATCCGTTTTGCTCGCTTTTGAGACGCTCAATTACTAATCGTTGTGCTTCAATAGCTCGGCCAGCATCTTTGACTTTACCCGCATAAGCCGCCATAATACCTTCACCCGAACGGATTTCAGCAAAGTTAGCTTGCATACCAGATTTTAGTAATTTTGCTTCATTCTTTATTTCTCGCAACGTGCGAGTCATGCCACCATCGTCCATGTTAATTGCGAATTCGTAGCCTTGAATTTTCTCTGTTGCCATACTTTGCCTCCTTTACAACGCACCGATTTGACGTGCTAATTCGAGCGGATCTTGAACACGGTCTTTACGTGACTTGGCATTCAATGCTGTTTGCATTTCACTAAACGAGCTTTGATAAAAGTCACTAGGCAATATGCCTTGTGAAATCAATTGATTAGCGATGTAATCGATATCCTGAATAAAATTATCAAGTTGCCAAATCATTCTGGCTTTGGCAATTTTGGGTCTTCTTCCTCTTCCTGATCGCTGCTGTTGCCTACAGATGGTAATTCTACTCCCAAGAATTGTTTTAAACAGTCATTAAAGAAGTCGTATTCGTCGCTAACCGAAAATTCCATGGACATGACACGTTTCTTTTGCGAAGCATTTAGTTCCAATAAATCACAGGTCGTTTCAGCCACAACCTTTGCAAGCTTAGGTGTTAATTCGACTACACCTGTAATACTATCCTCAGTTTCTTCAGTAGTCTTGATGAACTTCTTATATGCTTCGGCCATTTTTTCAACATTTTGACCACTATCAATCAACGTATACTGCGTGCCCGTCCCAATTTTCTTGCCATCAAATTTAACTGATTTTGCCATTATTTATATGCCCCTTTGTGTATTGTTTATTATCATTTATTGTGAACCCGTGCTTAGAATGCGCTTCTCAGCATGTTTAAAAGCCGCCCCTAGCGGTATTGTGGATTTATTTTAGGCGACCATAATTATCATTTATTACTGGTTGGCGCAGATGAGTCACTATCAGTTTTACTGGTCTGTGAGCCTGTGTCAGTTGTAGCTTTATTGACCACTGGTGCCGTTACTCGCGTTTTTATAAAACGTTTGTCCAGGAAATACAGCGTCAAACATCGCTTGCTTATCAAATTTAGGATCTGACTCAGCATATACCTTGTACGGTTGGCCACCGAAGCCATCATAGTTCAAGGCGGTAAATGTCAAGTTATCATCGTCGCGAGTTTCAGCCGTATCAGTGTTTGTTTGAATGTTCTGACCAGCTTCATTAAAGATTCCACGACCAAAGCAATAATAAATCGCGGTTCGAAAGATAGGAGAACGAGATTCAATAATCAGACCAGCTTCAACCGGCTTGTCAGTATCAGAGTAACCACCCTTGCCATCTGATACCCGTCCCAATAGCTTTTGTTTAACAATAAAGTTGATTTCGTTCGAATCAATCGCGACTGATGGTGCCGAAGGTGGATTAGAAACATCCACAACTTCATTGTTGCCAGTAATCTTAGATACCGTCCCAGATAGCCCGGTAATGTTAGCAGTCTTAGTACCCAAGTTACCGTTTGCTTTGCTAGTATCAATGGGGTATACCCCAGCGGCCGACAACCCCTTATCTGCATCAATAATCGTTGACCCGTCATCGGCTTTAATACCGGTGTATAACATGTTTAAACCTAATGTTGCCATTTAAATGGCCTCCTTTATATAATTAAATTTCAAAGTGTTCGTGATACTTTCTGAATCTGGTGTTAATGTCTGACCAGCATCACTATAACAACGAATATCATTGGTCAATAGCACTTGTTTTAACCCGGATTCGATGGCATCCATATCGCCCAAGTAATCTTTAGGATAATAGAGCTGTATCTGGACTTGCTTCGTTGATTGGAATGGAATCCCATTGCCATAATCTTGACTACGTTCAGGTAACCCGCTTATTACTGCAATAGGCTCGTCGGTTGAAGTATCGTTAATTGGAATAAAAAAGCTATGGATATGTTCCACAGCTAATTCTGGTATTTCATTAATATTTGTAACAATTATGCTTTTAATAAAAGCTACCGGCGTCACTTGCCCACCTTCTTGTCCATAGCAGTCTTTAATTGTTCAACAACTGCCTTGCCAACTTGGCCTTTCGCTTCACGCTGAGTAGTCTCCCAAAAGTGTTTCCCGGAAACATGGCTGTGTTTGGAACCATTACGGTCAACAACGTCCCAGCCATCATTTTGAAAACGTGCAATGTACCCTTTTTCACCTTTGGCTGTAAAACCAACGTTAACCGAGCCATTAGGATGATCTACAGCAATTAATGAATCACGTAGATGTGCTTTCTCAGCATGGCCATGTACCTTGCGTAGTTTTCCTACCGGAATCTTAGGCTTCATAATTTTAATGAACTGATCTGCTCCAGCTGCATTAGCTTTAAGCTTTTCTTCACGTCCAAAGCCTTCCGCCATAGTATCTAAAATATGTTCAAATGAGTCTGCATGTTTAATCTCATTCGCCACGCCCGATCACCACCTTATGACAAGTTATGAGGTCAAAGCCATCCGGTGGTAAACCATCATCGTAGGCCACATCATCAATCTGGTAAACATCCTGATGATTGCGTCGTAATTGCATGCCGGTAGTTATTTTTAGATTATGACGCACAAAGTAAACGGCATTCTGTTGCGAGGTGTCACCATTTAACGCTAACCTTTGCTGAAACGACAATGACCATTCGCCGGCGTACAAACTGAATTGAGGGACAAAATCAGTAATAGGATTACCCGTATTAGGGTTAACTTTTCCAGTAGCTGCCTGAGTTCCAAACTCCAATCTAAAATTCATTCGTGTAGGATTAATTGCTTTCGTCATTTGTCCCCGCCTCATATTGCTTTTGACTGTACAACCCTCTGAGTTGACCAATGATTGAGTCCACGACCAGATCAACTGGATTAACAGCGATGGCTGTAATCGATGTTCGATAAGTCCAATATGAACCAGCTAAGGCGTAAACAGCCGTTTCAAACAAATCATTCACGCCTTCCATTTCATAGAACCCCGTAACACCATTTTCATCACCAATGGCCTGTTTAATGTAGCTAGTGGCTGCAGACAAGTAACCTGTTAGCAGCTCATCGTCATCATTCCCATCAATTCGCAAAGACGATTTCAATGTTTTTAAATCGGCTGCCACTTTAATCACATCCTTGCTTAGCCGCCCAGATTGTCACTGTACTGTTTATTTATTGGCGACATAGTTGGCTAATTACTTCCCGTCAGTCGTTGTAGCAGCGCTCGCCGCAAAGTTGGCCGTTTGGTCAGCGATTTTACTGAACGAGCCTGCAACAAAGGCTTCCGTATCAGTAGCTTCAACATCAAAACGATCAATCACACGAATCTTAGTTTGATCCTTTTCAAAGGCGCCAGCTCCGATATTAGTCGTTAACAATGACGCATTTTCTCGGTCAAATAAAGTAACCGCTTGTGATAAGTCACCATAATACAATGGATAAACTGGCGCCGCTGCTGTCCCAGCATTTGGTAACCACTTGTCAGCTACCTCCACAATCCGCTTACCACGAATTAAATACCGATCAGGTTGTGTTGGATCGGGTTGCAATAGGTAACGCCCCATAGCATCCTTAACCTCGGAAAGCACATTGAAACCCGACGTATTTGTCATTAAGAACGACGTAGACTTAATGGCAGGATCAACAGCAGTATTAATCATCGTAATAATGTCATCGAACTTAGTTAAGGTTGGCTTCTTTGGTGCATTATTCATGGCTTCAATAATCTTAGTGTTACGACTAACAACAACCTTTTTAGCAATCCATTGGGTAAGCCATGCCATAAGGTTGTCAGCAGTATCTTTCAATAATGAATTTGTTGCCGTCGTAATTCCACCATAACGATGAATTACATACTTAATCAAAGTAAGCTTTGGATCATCATTATCACCAATGGTGGCTGTTTCATCATCTAAATCAATCAATGGAGTGACATCTGACCATTTTTCAAAAACTCGTGATCCCGTCTGGGTGCCAACAGTTTCCCGATTAACGTATTGTTGAAGGTTGTCATATTGACGAACCAGTGTATTAATTGTAGTTTGAATATCTTGAGGAATAGTCAATCCAATTGCGTTGCCAGCTTCGTCGGTAGAAGACGTTACCAAGTTCATAACTTTAGGGTCGCCTTTAATCATGCCTTGAAAGTTCTTAATGAACTTAGCCTTGATGTCTTTTTCGTCATCATCAAGTGGGGCCTTGTCCTTATCATCCATATTGGCAATTTCTTGCGCCTTGCGTTCTTCTTCCAATTGTTCATGTAAAGCGTCACGACGGGCAACCGCATTGTCGCGATCTTGTTTCATTGCTTTAAATTGGTCTTGATCAAAGCTGTCATCAAGGACAGCTGCGTTTAATTTATCGTTTAAGTCTGATACCTTTTGCCCCTGGGCAATCCAGGCATCATTCATTGTGTTAATATTAGCCATTAGTTGGCCTCCTTTTGATTTTTTCCAAATAAAATAGCCAATTTGCTGTTTCGTAATTCAGCAGATTGACTATTAGTAGTATTTTCTTCTTTAGACGGTTTAGCTTTATCCTTATCCGCCTTGTAAATTAGATTCAGCAGCTTATTAACTGCAGATTTAGGTGGAATGTGTGAAATAGCGTTAACCGGTTGTAATTGTTGATCATTAGCAAACATAATTTCGTCAGCGAAACCTTTATCAACGGCATCACTAGCGGTTAACCATGTTTCGTTTGCCATTAATTGTAGCAAGTCAGCTTGATCCATGCCGGTTTTAGCTTCATAGGCACTGGCAATTGATTGATCAATGCCATTTAAAATACTGGCTTCATGTTCCAAATCGTCAGCATTACCAGCTGGTTGTGACCAAGCCTTATGGATCATAATCTGAGCAGTTGGTGAAATGTTGATATGATCACCAGCCATGGCAATCACACTTGCCGCACTAGCAGCTAATCCTTGAATATTAACTGTTACATTACCAGCATAATTCTTTAGCATAGTGTAAATTTCACTAGCCGCAAACACATCACCACCATTGGAAGCAATGTCAACTTCAAGTTCTTCGTCGTCACCATCGTCATCATCATCACCACTGTCATCATTTAAAATGTCAGCAACACCCGAAGGTGATACTGCTGGCATTCCAAAGAACTGATAGAAACCGGCTGTTTGATCATCAACAATATCACCTTTAATCATCACTTTCTTTGTCATCATTATCACCTCCTTTTCCCGATTGAATTACAACTTGTTGTGTCGTTGGATTCTTAGCATCAGGCATTTCATCTGGAAAATAACCAGTCTGCTGTAGTAACCAAGTTGCTTGATTATTAGCAATTGTGCCATCTTTAGCTAGCCCTGATAGGGTGGCTGCAAATGAGTCTCCCAATGGGTCTACAGCAGTCCGTATATTGGCCGTTATCTTAGCATTAAGCTTATTATCCAGCTCAGCTAAAATCGCCTGTAAATAGCGATTAAGGGCATTGGTGTACATGCCTTTAATTTGGTCAATATTACTTTGTTGGTCACCTTGACCATTCAAATAGCTATCAGGAATGCCGAAAACTTTAGCAATTTGCTTACTCGTCCAATCTGTTTGGCTTAACAGCTTAGTAACATCGGCTTTCATTTCTAGTGGCTTGTAATCTTCAAGTTGATCAATAACTACTGGGCCACCGTTTGACTTGTTCACCTGTTTCATGAAGTTACGTGAGCGGCTGGCCTTCATCTTCTCACTTAACAGTCCACCGTGCTGAATAGATAGCACGCCAGGAGCGCTAATTGAACGTGCTAGTGCAGCCAACGTTAAACTGTTAGATGAACTCTTGACTTGTAACTCATTCGACAATGCTTTTAATGGACTGTTACCCGTCATACCGCCATCAGTACTAGCCCAGCGAATATGAATCATGTCAGACTGTGGTACATATTGAAGAACGCCCAGATTAGGCTCATCAAAAGTAACCGTATAGGTTAAGCCACTACCGTCATCCAATAAGTAAGTTTGTACTTGGCTAGGCCGCAAATACTCCCAGCGCAAATCTAAACCGTTAGGATTACGCCAGCGATATGCAAAGCATTCACCGCCCAATAGCAATTGCGAATACATTGACTGCCAAAAAGTGTGGCCGTTAGCCGTCGTGCTAGGATTGTTTAGAATCCCTTGCGCTCGTGGCATGTTAGCCATTAATTGCACCGTAGCTAAGTCCCCAGATATTTGGTTAACCGCTGAATAAATATCTGAATTTTCCAAAGCGTCTTTGGCACTAACATACTCATTATCGCCAGTTGGTGATAGGAAATTAACAATGTTATCGTCGTCTACTGGTACGCTTTGAATACTAACTGAATTATTTTTTACCGTTGGTGGTTCAAAAAAGGGCATTATTAATCACCTCCTTTTTGTCCAGCTGTTACGACTTCTGAAAGCCAGCCAACTAAGAATAAAGCTACAGCAATTGCTAAAACGCCCTGTGCCTGTCCAAATAAAAAGGCTGCATATACTCCAGCAATCATACTTAGAATAAAACACAACACATCAAAGTAGCTCCATACGGTTGCAAAAAATTGTTTAAAAATCATTAACATCATCTCCTAGCAATCCCGATTCCGGGTTATTAAACCATTCAAGGACTTGTTTTTCATTCATGCGTTCGACCTGTTTATCAGGATTGTTTACATCCGAAAAGTCTTCAAAGTGATACATGGCTTGGAATAGGGCGTCAATTATCGCATCAACCACATCAATTTTAAGTGTGGCCTTAGCTTTATCGACTTGAATGCCAATTTTATCTTCATAAATCTCAGCGTTAAGCAATGCCTTTTCCATAATCCGATCATCCAAGCGGTCAACTGATCCTTCAACAAAAATCGTCTGTAAAAACTTAGTTGGATCTTTCAATTCGCTAGTCCGCTGCCGAATAGCTTGCAACGGCCAGCCTGAATTAAGCTCTAACTGTTTTATAGTTGGTGTTGCTCCCCAAGCATCATAGCCAAAGAAAACAACTTCCAGTCGATGCCGTTCAACAAAGCTAAGCAACCACTGGTAAACTTGTTCGTCATTGATTAGCCCTTGCGGGTGACTACTAATTGTACAAAATCCCTTTTTAGCTAAGTCCCGATAATTAATACCGTCTTGTTTTTCTTTAGCTTCAATCGAACCAGCTTTCTGCCATGGAATGAAGCTATGTTGATAAATAAACCAGCGTGGTTTGTCATTATTATCACGATAAGGGAATACAAACGCTAGTGCCGTGTTATCACTAAACATTGAGTAGTCAAAACCAATGTAAACTTGCCGATCATCAAAACTAAATGATGGCACAATGGCTTTTTCAACGTCAGGCAGTTTCAAGAAGCTGTCTACCGATTGTTCTAGCCACAAGTTTAGGTTTTTGTTTTGGAAATCGTTGAGTGTGCCCGACAAAGCGTCAGAATCACGCTTATCTGTTAACCCGTTAAGCAACACTTCTCGTTGGCTCGGTAAATCTAGCAATGGATTGCTTTTAACCCACATATCAGGCTTATAAGTTTCGTCCAGACTATCCTGTGACCAGATAAGGCCCAAATATGTATCAGCATCGCGCAAATAATCTTGTTCCATAGCTTGTTGAATCATACGCTCGTCATCGTGAAACGGAACAGTTGGATCGGGATATGCCGTTGAAATTTGAATAAATTGCTTATTACGCACCTTAACTTGGCCCGAAACAATTTTAGAAATCTTTTGTCGTGTTTTTACTTCACCAATTTCATCAAAAATAGCAGTTGTAAAATGAAAGCTATCGTACTGACCAGCCTCATGGCTAATCGCCCGTAGCTTGTTATTAGTCTTGCTCATCGTGACTTGATCGGCCTGTGATGACAGCGTCCGTGTATCTAGCCCACTATCAGCAATCAACGACTTAAATGGTTCAATCGTTGCAATCTTAGCAAGCATTGACTTAATGTAGCCCAGGATCTTGCTCGTTTGTTTGTAATTAATGGATGAAACTAGATAGTCTTGGTTAGATAGTCCCAATGACTCAATTAAATAGCTATAGGCAGTGATAATCGCCATGAGATAAGTTTTACCTTGGCCCCGCGCAACGGAAACAATTGCTCGCGAAAAGCGCTTGCCACCGTCATCATTACGCCAACCAATCAGCATTGCCATAATAAACTCTTGCCATGGCATTAGTTTTGTGGGTTCACCAGTATCAACATTCGGACAAATTGCCGCAAACTTCAAAACCTGTGAAACTTTCTTGGTTGAATAATGAAAGGAAAAGTCAACACTTCCCTGGTGCTGTAAATCACGCAAATGCCGTAGTGCAGCTAGCTTAATCAAATAACCGGTAACAACATCACCATCTAAAACTGAGAAAGCGTATTTGGTACCAGCATCGTTATAACGCGTTTTAATGGATTGCCAATCGATTGATTGGTAAACGCCCAAGACATCGTGTGTTTGTGTTAGATCAACTTTCATAATTACCGCCTATCCTAAGAACTCTTTCATTCGATCAGCGACGCTACGTTTGTCTTTGTGATCATCTAAATTCAGCTTTAACAAATCACTACGCGATTTTGGCGACAAGCCTAGTTCAGCGCCTAGTTTAGTCAGATTTTTAACCGCTGAATCGTAAATTTGTGTCATGGGATTACGCTTGTAGCCCACGAAGTCTCGACCAATTTTTTTACCGGTCTGATCTTGTAACGTTTTATAGATTGCTTGTACTTCACCGTTTTCCTGGATATGTTTATACGCATTGCGATAAATCTCATATTGGGAAGCGTATTGTTCTACAAGCCCGCTATCAATGCGTTTAACTGGGGTATTATCTTCTAAAAAAGGCACTAATCGACGCCAAACGACCTTAGCTTGCCGGCCTAAGTAAGCTGGCGGTGTGCGCGTTAATTGACCGTTGTTGACGTCTTTATCCGCTTTTTTCATTTTATCTGCCTCCTTTCATTATTGGTTGACCCCCCCTACCTAAAAAATTTCAAAAATTGTTTCTATCACAAAATAACGGCAATGTGTGCGCTCTTCCTGGGACGTGTTAGGGGGCGGGGGTTGTTTTAATTCTATCCGTGACCAATTACATTAATAAATTTAAAGTCGCTTAAATCGCACGACAGGTGCCAATAAATCAATTGTTTATTAACACAACGATTGCTGATACATCATTGATTGGCGTTACGCTTTGCAACTCGTTGCCTTGACTTGTACCATAGTAGCCTTGTTCCCAGTCCGTCTTGAGTCGGTGACATTTACTGCAGATAACAGCTAAGTTATCAACGTTAGCTTTCAATGTTTCGTCAAACTCAATTGGTACAATGTGGTCAACGGTGGTCTTAGCTGGCGTGATAACGCCTTGCACTTTACAGTAAGCACACAAGTAATGGTCACGCTCTAGGACTCGTTGCCTTAGATGTGACCATTGCCTTGTCCGATAGAAGTTGTATTGCTGACGCTTATCTTCATTACGATAACGTGTAACCGTGTTGTACTTGTGCGTGTATTGTTTGTCATTGCTACGTGCCCAACGTTGCCGACTAGCCAAGTACTCAGCTTCATGCTCATAGTGCTGCTGACAATAGTGGTCAGGGAATGTAACCATCGCATGGCAGTTAGGATAACGGCATCTTCTTGTTCTTGGCATGTTGTTTCCTCCGTTTCCTATCCAAACTAAAAGCGCCATGCTGTTTAGCACGACGCTTTCTATTCTTGCACCACTTGTCTAGCCGGAAATCAGCTTGGACACTCTTAAATGGCTCTATAACTAATAAGGAAGGTCCTTTCCATCCCTTTTTAAATTTTCAGCAAGTTGTTTTACCTTCTCAGAATGTTTCTCATCAATTTGTGAAGTATCTAATACTAACACCTCATCAACAAACTGATATAGTTTTTCAGCACGCCTGCTGTAATCATTCGTCATAATCAAAATATTTTTGTCTGCTTTTGAGTGATGGAGCTTAGAAATGAATTTATTAAAATCAGACTCTTCAAACAACACATTTTGCACCGGATAGAATACTGCTAAATCAATGCCAAAGCCAAAATCACAATTGACATTTTGGTTGCGCTTTATGAACTGAGTTGTCGTACCAGCAAGCCTATAACTAGTATTCAACTTAGGGCGCTTTAAAATTTTTTGACCAAGTGGCTCGTTGAATAGACGAGGAACCTCTGAAATATTACCAGTGACAAATATACTAGTTTTTAGATTATCATCCTCTTTCATTGCTTCTAAAACGGCTTTCAAATTATCCTGCATAAAGAATCCACGAACTAACAGGGTCGTTTCATTAGACTTTAAAAAAGACGATACAGCTTCCAAAAATTGTCTAATCTCTAATTTTTGCAATTTCATTACCCACACCTCCACTGCTAGTATACAAAGATTACCGCCAATAAGCGAGAGCAGTTTGGAGTTAATCTCATTCAGCTACTTCGAGATAGTCATCCCAATTCTCATTTTCCCAATCAGTAATTACCAATCTATCAACTTTAAACCCATTAGAATCACTCTTTAATTTCAATTTACAGTAGTATGGACGAGCTGTCAGAAACATATCCTTCCATTTGTCTTCAGCATGCAGCTCTTTAGAAATCTCAGCACGATAAACTTTTCCAATTTCTAGACTACTTTCCCCTGTTTGAATAACAAGAATCTTTCCATTATTTGCTGAAAAGTTACCTGAGAAAATTTTTCCAACAATTGAAAACTGTTCGTCAGAAGTGATTTCTTTCGTACTTAAAAGCTCTTTATCATTTTCATCTAATTTAAGTTCCTCACTAACATCGGGTGATAAATTGCTACCAATCCCAATTGAACTAACACCTTTTCCATCAATGTGTTCACTTAGCTTTTTAAACTCTGGCTGTAGTTCATCTGCTACCTTAGGTAATCCTTGAGGCACAATAATTCGTACCTTAGCATTTCCTGTGGCATTAACAACAACGCTCTGTGCACCTGCTTTTTGCTCAATCATTGGCGTTTGCCCCTTTTTCTCAGCAGTTCGCTTTGCTCGTATATACTTTAAACTATCTTTGATGGTAGCCAAAATAAAGTCTTGGTTTGCCGCCAAATAAGGCAAAGCTGGAATGACAACATTATGATAAACAATATCTAATTGTGTCCACAATGATCCCTTTTCTAGCTTTTTCAAACGAACATTTAGCCTTTGCGCATCTTGATCATTAAACCTTTGTCGATTATTTAGCGATAAGTATGTTTTGTTAACTAAGCTTTCAATATCATTTAGCGAACCAATAACTGTACTCAAATCATATCCGGATTCAGTGTCCATTTCATCGCCAGACACACGAAATGAAAGAGATTGAATGCCAGAAACACCATTTTCATCTTTTTTCATAATTAAGTACCTCTCCAACATTTATTTAGTCACTTTTAGTAAACACCAAAAAAAGTGATAGTACAATGCTCTATCACTTCTGACTAAATAAATTTGGAAAATATCACCGGTAGGCCTCGAACCTACATCCCATTGTGGCTTACCAATTAGCCCACAGCGATTACCAGTCTGTAATTTGGAGGATTACTTCATGCACGTCAATCACATTTGGCATACTATCAATTTAGCACGATTTCAAGCCCATTTTTTCCAACTTTTTTCCAACTAGCCAAAATCAGATACATCATACAAGTTAAGCCTACTTGCTACTTTGGCAATAAACTTATCAACTAGATAATAAGCTTTGCTCTTGCTAACAAATATCATCCCATTAGTTACTAGGCTTTCAACCGAGTAACGTTGGCGTTTTCTAAAATACAGTTCGCATATCAGTGTTTCGGTATCTTCACCGCATTCGTCCAAACACTGATCAATTACATCTCTCCGATGCTGGAATGCTCGAATCGTTTCACTATCAGCCACCGAGATAGCAGCATACTCAGTTGGAGCACTCTTCTTATATTGAGCACGACCACCACCAACGTTTTCGTCAGGTTCTTGATACGGATACATAATATTGAGTTCCTCACGAGCAATTAGACCATCAATTAGCGGATATTCGCGTAGGTACTTCTCAACCATTTTCTTCGTCGTTCTTTCCAAGCCAGCCACTCCTCTGTGATATAATTAATTTATTCAGAATTAGTTGTAGCGCGGTCAGTAATGGCGGCGATTTTTTATTTAACTAATCGCCATGACTACGTAGCCCGGCTTTTGCTGGTAATCGGTGATATAGGTCACCTTGCGTGCCAACTTCTTGCCCGTGTAGACTTTGGTGTCTGGCAACCATTCTTCAAGGATCAACATATCGTCAAGCTTAAAGCCACGGTCATTTTTACGAATCTCAAACGTCTTTACTCCCATTAATACCGCCTTAAAATATTTGGATTGAATCTTTAACTCATGTACTTTAGATGTCATGTTGTTCCTCCTAAAGTTTCCGCCCACACATTGGGCAAAAATCAAACCAAAAGCCAGCGTTGGTACTGTCGCCCGGTCTTGCGTCAGGATACTTTGAATCATTGATATCTACTTGAACATTCTCGTGATTATGTTGCCGCATACTTTTCCCATAACCACTAGTTGGATCAAGATACCAGATTTCATCGCCCTCAATAGATTTTATTGGCTTATCTCTATTACAAAAACCACAAGTTTTATTTTCTATTTTAATCATTTGTCTTCCTCCACTGTGTACCCGTCTAGCCACGCACGGGCAAAAACATCACTATGATTGACAATCCAGTCGCCAATATCGCCTTTCTGATATCCATAAACAACTGTTTGGATCATAGCTCTGTAAATTCCGCCACAAATAGGAATTAAGTCACTAAGCCCGTGTTCGGTTACAATGTGCTTAGCAACGTTTTTAGGAATCACCGGCAATTCGGCATACGTCTTCTTGAATACGTCATCTGCAATCGGCCAATGCTCACCATCAATACCAGTCGCAATCCAATCTCTAGGATTAATTTTTAAGTCACCTTCGAGCGTTTTAACGTGCCAATTGTGAGATGGCTTGCCAGTATTTAATTCATCAACCATTGCACTTATCATGCCACTAGTTGTATGCTCATATTCCTTATCAAATACCCCTTGTGGAACGATCCCATTTTCTGGATCAAACTGTTCTGCCTTGATAGTGGCTGTTTTACGATAAATTTTAGTCATTTTTAATCCTCCAATTCTAAAATTCGCCCAAGTATAAATATGCTGTCTTTGTCAATCTCAATAACTTTCTTCAAGTAATATTTTTCATGCCAAACCATCGGAAAAACCAACTTTTCAGATATTGAGACCAAACTAAACAGGTTAAACCTAATTGGATAACAATCCGAATCCTTAAACTTAATCATCGTCGGAATCTCCTTTGTAAACAACCACGGCTGACGGGAATGGTGCCGAATCACCACCAACTCCATCTACTTCAAATTTCAATCTACCTCGTAAAAAATCAATTTCAGCATGATTGAAAATATAATCGTGCCAGTAGCTGGTGTCAGTTCTTGACGGAATCAGCATTACTAAAAATTGATCGCGTTTTAATTGTGTTTCAGATGCCTTTTTAACCCATAACTTCAATTCTCTACCATATGGTGGATTCAAAAACAGATTTCCTGATAATTCTCCCCAATCTTGCTCCAACGAATTGTCATCACGAGTGAAATAATGGTCGCATTTAGCGTTACCATCACTTGCAGCTAAGTCCCATTGAAATTTATATTTAGCATTTAATCGATCATAGAAATCTTGTGGTGTTTCCCAATCTTCTTTGTTTGATGTAAATAGTGCCTTGTTAATCATCGTTGCCATCTCCTTGCGAATAATCAGTGCCAACGTAAGGCTTGTCTAAATGTTCCATCTCAAACAAGGCAATCACAATCCCGTCTTTTGTTTTCGTGTCGTCTTCTTCTTGGCATCCGATAGCATCATTTATTAATCGCCTACGTAGCTCTTTCATTTCATCACTCATTTTCAATCCTCCCCGAACGCTTCAAACGCCCACTTGCGTTCCTCGTTAGTTGGTTGCTTGACGATTATCATGCTGTACTGCTCTCTTTCATAAATACGAGCCAATGGGTTTTGCCACGTTTATCGCCAAACAGTGGTTGGTAACCAATAGCGTCTAGTAGTTCGCTTAATTTGATTTGTTCTTCGTTCCATTTGAACACTAACGTGCCGTGAGGCTTCAACACTCGCATACATTCGGTAAAGCCTTGGCGCAGATCAAAGGGCCAAGTTTCGTCTAACGTTCCATACTTTTTGGCCAGCCATGATGATTCACCCGCATACCGTAAATGAGGCGGGTCAAAAACGACCATGTAAAATGAATTATCGTCAAATGGCATGTTACGAAAATCGGCTACAATATCCGGTTTAATCTCAATTACTCGATCATGGCTAGAATTGTTATCAGTAGCCGTAACCGTTTCATTCCGCTTATCCATATATGTTACGTTCGGATTATGCTTATCGAACCAGAACATTCTTGAACCGCAGGAAGCATCCAGAATCAATTTGGTTCTTGACATTTACCCACATCCTTTTTATTCTCCTCAGCGTGTTGCTTCATGCGCCGGTGCTTCCGTTTAATTGTCGAACGTTTCTTAGTATGTTTAGGCATCTTCGTCCTCCGTAATGTAGTATTTGTTTTCGTCAATCGCACGAATACGTCTATCAATCCAACTGTTACTCCGTTTTAACTCCCGAGACGTCCTAGTTTTACCCTGCTTGCCTTCCATGACTAATTTAATGGCATTATACTGGGTACGCGTAATCTCCGTGTAATCGTCTGATACAGCTTTGATTCCAGGCATTTTATGCAAATTGCTTAGTTTGCTTGGTGGTACGTTATCCATGCTGCCATATCTCGCTTCTAGCTTATGAATTACTTCCAGTTCTTTAGGCCAATTTTTGCTCGCCATAGGCTAACTTTCTTTCAAGCTCCTGCTCGTAATGAGCATGTATCTCATTCGTACAATTTGGGCATGGTCCAAACGTGAAACCATAACTCCCAAGTGGTTGCTGAACAACTTTACTACCATGACATAATTCACAGCTCATACACTTCTGACTCCTTCCATGTTGTCAAACAGCAATTGACAGCTAGTATCCTTGGTATATAAGCGATCGATTGTTTTGCCATCATACATACTTTCTAATTGCTTACGTGTGTTGTTAGTCGTAATGATGGTTATATGTTTGACTTCGTTATGATCAAAATCGCAACGCGCATTTGCCACTTGATACATCAGTGTCTGCAAATCTTTGTGCACTGGCTTGTAGAATCCTTTTTCGGTTGGTTTACCGCCTTCAGTACCAAAATCGTCTAAAACTAGAACATCAACGTTTTGCATGTCTTTTAAAACGTACAGTAACCGTTGACGTACGTCCGGTGCTTCGTATTTCTCATTTACCAGCCGTAGCAGCTCAGCTGTTGAAACAAACATCGCTGTTTGGCCTACACCCATTAACTGATACATAATTGCTAGCGCTAATGATGTTTTGCCAACGCCGGGTCCGCCTGCAAGCGCTACGTTGAACTGGTTAGTCTCTAATTGCCTAGCTAACTTAAATGCTTGATTACCAAGTTCTCTAGCTTTAGCTTGATTAGGCTGTTTATCAACCTGCCAATCATTAAAGCTAAATCGTAGTGGCACGCCTCCAGACCAGACTGACATGCGATAGTAATACCGTTTTCGGTTAGCAATTACGCCCGCATTCGCCCGATCAATTGTTTGATGATCCAATTCTTCTTTGGTTGGCAACTTAGTCGTGTCAATGCCTCTAGCCGCTACTACTTTCTGAATCGTGGCTTGATTGAATAACTTCGTTACATTTTCCATTAGCCAAACCAGTCCTCTCGTGTTTGTGGCGCAACATTAGTCGGGCGATCCCGTTCAGCCTGACCCATGAGCGTGTCATACTGCTTGCGTAGCTTCCCTGCCGACAAAATATTTGCTTGCCAGAATGAATTATCCTGTGACCAATCTACCAGCCAATCTAATTTTTCATAATCACGATGATCACGTTCGTGTGCCAATCGAATATCATTAGCCCATTTCTGTAAGTTTGGTTCTTTAAAGTCAGGTTGCCGTTGTTTAATTCTGGTCAATAAATGACTAGCAATTTTGTATGGCTGAGAAGACGGGTCATAATTTGGCTTTTCCAAATGGTGACTATCTTTATTTACCTTACCTTTACTAACCTTACCTAACCTAACCTTACCTAACCTATGCGGTCCATTGTCCGTCCATTGGTTGTCCATTGGACGTCCAGTAACTTTACCCGTGTCAGCACGCGGCTTGGGCTCAGTTAATTCTAGGTTTGGCATGATTTCTAATAACAAGTCTTTATATATCGAATCCACTTTTCTATCCGCTCGAATTCGATTATTTTCGTTCCAATCCGTGATATAGGCAACTAGATCATCGTTTAAAACATTTACAAAATTCTTAGCTACTAGTATTCGTAAATCATCCTCAACTGCACCAGTTTGCCGCATAACTGAGAACGCTTCTACAACACCGTCATCATCCGCATGCAACCCCAAATGGAAATAGAGTGCCTGACTGCTCAACGGCATCTTTAGAAATTTAGCGCTATCAGTTATACGGTTGCTGAACATTCTTCTTTGTGCCATCTTTTAATCCTCCCTTATTTACTAGTAGGCATTCCACCCACCCGGTGTATTAGTCACTGCTGTATTTACCTTTCAAGCCAATTCGTTTTAATGTTTCTTTATCTAGTTTTATGCCATCTACCGGGACGTGGTATTTTGCACTAAATGCCACGGAGCCAATTTGCTCAATCTCGCTGTGATGGACTCGGCACAATGCCATAACGTGCCGTTTGGTGTGGTCAACGTGTGTTCTGTTCAAGCCGGCTCCGATAACGTCTACATGATGGATATCAGCACGATTACCGCAGATCATGCAAACTCGGTGGCGGCAACATTGAAACAGATAATACTCTTGCTCACGTGGCAATAGCTTATAGCCTTCCTTGAACGGCACGTGCCACTCAAACATGAAGTCGATAACTAGGTCGAGTAACTGGTTAGCATCGCCCACAGACGATTCTGTGGTGTCTGACAGGCTAATCTGCTTGCCAAACGTATATGACTCATACTGCAAATAAAATAAGTGTTTCAAGAAGTCTGTCGGCATACCTGACCACGTATAGATGTCACTAAGCAACGCGAAGAACAAGCGTCGTTGTTGTGGCCTAGCTTTACGTGTGTCAGCTATTTCCCAGTCCACATAAAATTGGCTGTGGGAGCCGCTAACGGTCTCTATATGGTCTAAATTAGGCATCTCATCTAACCGTGTAACCAAATAGTATTGACCATCCTGCTCAATTAACTGCGCTCGTGACTGTTGCATCTAGTCACCCCAATGTTTGGAAGCTTTGTTTAATAACCAGCTTAAATTAGAAGGGCGATCCGTCTGGAATTGGGGGAAAACCGCCGCCATGGTAACTATTAGCTGATTGACTACTATATCCTGGGGCTTGCGTATTACCAGCATTACTACTTACTGGAGTGTTGAATCCATTACCCTGTTGGCTATTAGTTGTCGTGCCAAAACCACCACTTGTGCTTTTGTGATTGCCAAAGCTACTATTTCCTGTATTGCTACTGCCTGCTGGCCGCTTAACACCATTCGGTTTGCTACCATCCTGCATAAACGGCTCGTAGCTTTTAACTGCTAAATAGGCTTTTCCGTTTGAACCAGTATCCCAATCAACCGTGATTGCCAATTGATGCCCTACTGCTTGACTGACAAACTGTTCAATCGAATCAAATGCTGTACCATTACTTGCGCCTAAAGCTACTGCAATGGTGTTAAAGCGTTTAGCGGATAACTTAGCTTTGTCCTCCGAAGTACTGTCCCAGACCTCATTGTCAAACCGGATTAGGCCACCTTTGTATGGGCCGTCTAAAACCTCATAGTCAAAGATTGCCATGGGCTTGCCAGCCTCTTTGGTTTTCGTGTATTGTGAACTAGACGCGATAACCACATTATATTTACCTGCTTCTTCGACAGTTTGTCCGAAAGTGTTATTTGAATCTACTGTAAATAGTGCCATTTTATTTTGCTCCTTTAGTTATTTGAATTAGTTCATTTGCTTTAATCAATTTGCGATTATCAATTCGGTTCTTGGCGTGATTCCCCTTTTCGGGATCTAAATCAATCATGCGTTCGCCACCCGTCAAATAGATCCGGCCAACGAGGTCAAACATACTAGTAAACGCATTGAACGTCTTTTCGTTCATGTCAGCTTGGTATCTACCTTCACCACTAATACCTGACGAACCATTGTCAAGTTGATGAGCAGTAGCATATACGGACTTGCCACTTTCTTTCAAAATCGTACCGAGATCTCTAAACCACAATTGTAATTTTTGATAATTCTGGCGATTGTCCTTTGCGGCATTATCAATATTTTCCAATACCAAGTTTTGAAGTGCTGTGATATTGTCTAATACAATCACCTGATACTTAGCATCTGAAATTCCTTGCATGACATATTGTTCAACCATTGCCTGGATATTCGGCATATCACGATGTTCAAAGATAATAACATCGACGTCCTTATCACCGATCAAGACATTACTCGACATATCGAAGCTGAACAACAACTTGTGGCCTACAAACTGTTTCACTACACTGGTCTTACCGGTACCACCATCACCATATATGAAGTACATATTGGGTATCACCGGAATGTTTCCGTCCGCATAAAACTTCATTTTGCCTCCTACAAACTAAACTTAACGGATTCACTGGCTGGCTTCTCAGTTACACCATCAACAATCTGTCCATCTTCAAGCACGAATTTTCCATTAATAATCGTTCCGGACTTCTTTAAATCAGTTTTTTTGATGGTTTCCTTGGTTTTAATAAGTTCTTTAATTCCTTGGTCTCGTAATGACTTTAGTACCTTTGTTTCATCATAATTCAGACCTGCCGGTGTCTTACGAGTCGTTACTTTTCCATGTGGAGTATCGATTTTGAATTTACTGTCATGCTGACGTTCACGATATAGATAATCCTTCAGCAATCCGTGGAAATATTCTCGACTAGATTCATTTTCAGTAAGTTTACGATCCCGCCAAGCAATTGTTTGATCAATATCTGCTTGTGCTGCTTCTTTGACTTCCTGATCATGTTTCTCGATTGCTTGTAGCTTACGCATCGCCCAGTCAGCAGACTGTAGCGAATTAATTTGAAAGCCTTCCTGTTCACGATCATTAACCGTTTCTAGCTCTTCTTTAAGCAATTCATTAATCATCAAATTAACCCCCGTAATTCGTTCAATTCTGTTTCACTCTTATCTAACATTTCGTACAACTTGGCCAGTGATTCACCATCACTGATCCAAATGCTGTTGATAACACGCTTTAGAAACTTGATGTGATTGTTCACAATTTCTTCCATAACTACTGTCCTCGCTTTCTTAGCACTTGCAAACATTTCGAGTTAGCGTTAACATATACGCACACCTTGAATTGTTTTCTTGCTCCCTACTCTTGTAATCCACTCCAGTAGGGAGTATTTTTGTCTTTTAGCTTGCAAACGAGACTGCTTTGGAATGAAGTAAATGTTGGTACTAATCATCTCTTCCATTAGTCCATCGTTAGCCGCTACTAGCGATGGCTTTTTTTGCGCTCGTTTCCACTCGTGGAGTGGTAAAATTGATACTTTTTGCATGATCATTCCTCCTACTTGAGCATTTGAATACCATTGGTAATAATCTCGAATTGCTGTCCATTTTGTTCAACTACAGCCACATCTTTTTGAGTGCGCAATGTGAACGGGATTTTTTTAATATCCACTACTTTGCCAACACCGGCTTCTCTTATCAGCTGACCACAACTATATTCAGCTTTGAAACTCACCCGGTCACCTACATGAACTTTCATGGTTATTCCTCCCGATACATTGGTGGCAATGTAAACGTCCATCCATCGTCGTTTTCTTCATCTGGCTCGCAAACATTAATATCGTGTTCTTGTAATTCGCCAATAAATTCTTCCGAATAGCCAAAGCACGGGCGCCGCTTAATGATTCCATCTGTATCGTAAGTGATAGCATTAATCAGCTCACGTTCATCTGCACGAATTGCGTTATACTTACGTGCTCTTAACGCGTGCTCAATGTCTTCTTCATACATATCGTTTCCTCCTAAATTCCAAACCAGTTTCTAATCTCCCGGCGTTTGTACCACACGGTTGTTAGCGCCCAGGTTAATACTGCTACTTCTACCATGGCAATTCCTCCTTATGATCCGAATCATCATCTACCCGCCTAGGTTTTAATCACTTAAATTTTGATGATTCAATAACCATTTTTCGACTGCTGGAGCGTACCATTTGCCATCTTCTTCTGGCTTTGGGAAGCCCTCTTTGTCGCGATAGTGCTTGTCGAATGAATCTACTTTGATACCAAACTCAGAGTAGAAATCTTTACGTCCAATCATCTTGTGATCAACAGCCTGCTGATTACGCCCGTCCGCAACTCCCTGCTCATATGCTTGCGTGAAAAGCTTCGACAAAGCACTTACCAAACTGTCCATCTTGGTCACTCCTTTCGGTGTATAATTTTGTTATCCCAATTAATCGAGGTGATAAATATGGATGGTTTGGATAAACTGATGTCCGATTTTGATCGCATGAGCAACAATGCCAAAGAACTTGATGGCGATCATAAAGTTTCCTTTGAGAATTTATTTACCAATGATTTCTTGAACAAATATACAAGCTTCAAGACAACAGATGATTTGCTAAGCGCTATCCCGGCAGATAACGTTAAATCCTTTGATGATTTTGATAAACCTGTAGTTGACGAAATCATTAACAAAAATTCACAGTTTTCAAGTTTTACTGAAATGCGAGATGAAGCTATTGAATTTTATGTTCTAAATGGCTTATCTAATGGAACTTCATTTGATATTCAGTAATTTTGGACATCGTATTTTGAAGTTGTTTGACCTGGTCTGATGCCTCGTCAAGCAGCTTTTTTAATTCATCCAAACTTTCAATTGTTACATTTAATTGTTCCATCTAACTCACCTCCTATGCTGGCTGTTCATTTAAGTAAAGGTCGCTCATACCAAGCATGTCCGCTGCTTGTGCTAAAGCGTCATAGTTTGCCATTTGAGCTTCGTTAACTGTGCTTGGCGACCACTCACCACCGTTAACCCGAGATTTAAGGTTAGGGTTCAATGTTGCATCGTTATACTCAAGCAAGAATTTCAGTGCTTCACGTACATTTTCAAATTCCATCGTTTTGCCTCCTATGCTGGCTCCTTGTCGAATCGAAGTGACGTCTGTCGAATGATTGTCTTAGTTGCTGTAGACGGCTCCCAATCGTTGATGAAGTCCATTACCATCTGGTAGTCCTTCTTGCGTAGCATTGACCGAGCACTCACGTTAGCAATCTTCTTGATTCCACTGCCGATATCCTTGAACAGCTCGCCTCGTTGTTTCTGTGTGATATGGCCATAGCTATGTGCAACTTCCGACACGCGCTGGTTAACACGCCGGTTAAGTGCACTATATTCAGGATTAGGAATAACTTGGTTCTCTTTGAGGTCTTTCACATCGCCCTCAACATTATCTAGGCGCTGATTAGTTTCTTCATTGGCTTGGAGTGCCAATCTTGCAATCTCGCGCGGTGACGTTGGCAATTTAACTTGTTCTTCCATAGAGTTGAACGCTTCAATGTATTTGAGCTTGAACGCATCCGCCTTTTTACCTGTAAACCCGAAAGCAATGAAACTGAACCCGTCACGGTTCATGTAATACATTGGATTAGATTTACCACTTCGGTCTTTATAAAATCCCTTGGAAAACATCGAATCGTACTGAGCCGAATTTTCGGCTGAGTCCAGTTTGTTTTGGATTGCCTCCATAACATGCTTATGTTGCTTGTCAAATACCTCTGCCACTTGCAAGCTACTAGTAACAGCTTGCTTATTCTTCATAATTACTAAATCATTCATGTGGATCATTCCTTTCTACGCTGGTTGTTTTTGTCGCGTTAATGCGACTTTTTCTGTTAAAAAAATATCAATCACTTCTTGATTTGTAAGAGGAATAAACTTTTGCATTTTTCTAATTTCTTCAATTGTAAATTTATTTCCACCATCCTTAAGCTTTCTGGACAGAGTGCTCCGGTTTATCCCTAATGCCACTGATAAAGATTCATGTGTGATATGGCGTTCAACCATCAATCCCTTGAGCCGGTCAATCTTAATATCTAACATATTAATATTCACTTCCTTTTAGTCGCATTAATGCGACTTGATGAATAAAGTATAATTCCACCTGTTGCGAAAGTCAACACAAAAATCGCAAAAATGCGATTTACTTTGTTGCATTTTTGCGACATGGTGTTATACTTTATTTATCATATTAAGGGAGGATGTATTACATGAACGTTGGTGATAGGATGAAATCCATTCGAAAACAACAAGGAATTAGTGCTGATCAACTAGCAGAATCAATTGGTGTTTCTCGTTCAACTATATTTAGATATGAAAAAGGTGATATTGAAAAAATGCCAATTGAGGTTGTTGCTAATGTGGCTAGTTCCTTACATGTTTCACTCATTGATTTAATGGGAATATCCAATGATAGTATATCTGAAAAAATAACTGAAATTGTTTCAAAATTAAACACCGATCGTCAGCAAAATGTTTACAACTATGCCGACAATCAATTGAAAGAACAAAATGGTAAAGTTGTTAACTTGCCACTCGTTGGTAAGTCAGCCGCTAACCCTACTGAATTGACTTATGGTGATGTAGAAATTGAACACGACGACTTCACTGACGTGCCACATGGGGCTGACACAGCTATCCGTATACAAGGTGATTCAATGGAGCCACTGATCCACGATGGTCAAATTATCTTCTACCATCAGCAAGAAGAAGTTGAGAATGGTGAAATTGCTATCGTTGAAATTGATGGTGACGGTGTTACTTGTAAGCAAATTTACTACGACTACACTTCTGATGAAGTCATCTTGCGATCTATTAATAAAAAATACGAACCACGTCATGTTAAAGATGACCAGGTACGTATTATAGGCAGAGTTATATTATAGGAGCTTATTGCTCCTATGCTTATGCGCCAAAAAGAACACATGTTCTGCATATTTAGCGGTATTATACTTACATAAGACCAGATACGGATGTCGGTAAAAGCTGAAATTCTATTTTTGGAGGAATTTGTTGTGGAAACATTAGGGGTATTGTCTTTTTTAGTATTTTTAATAGCAATTGTACTATTTATCGTGTCGACAATTGGATGGATTTTTAAGAAAGCTAAAGGCAAAGAACTAAGCAAATGGAAAAAGACGTCTATATATTCAATCGTTGTAGTGTTTCTTTCTTTTGCACTGCTATTATTTGCTGGAATAAAATCAACGAGTACATCTTCTAATGGCAAGTCAAACGTTAGAAACACAACAGTTAGTGTTTCTTTGTATCAAAATAAAGTTGATAATGTAACTACTGTAAAGGGGACAGCCACTCCCGGAGCAACTGTTCATTTCAAACCTACTAGTGAAGATGGAATTTCAGACACTGTAAAAGCCAATAAAAAAGGAAAGTTTAGTGACGATTACCTTGTTTCAGGAAAGTATACTGTTTATGCCACATATCACGGTTATAAAAGTCCTAAGTCGCAATTGACTATTACTGAATATAAAGATTCTGACAGTAGTTCTAGTAGCAGTGACAGTAGTTCAGATGCTAGTGATTCATATAATGCAACCGAAGGCGAAAATAACGCAGAAAAATATACTTATGGCGATTTTGCCAAGTCTGATGATTGGGTTGGAAAATCATATCATATTTCAAAGGCTGAAGTACTTCAAGCTGACGAAAAAGATGGCCAAACAGTCCTTCTAGTATACACAGACGATGATCCAGACCATACGTTTATGGTTGCCTATGATGGTAAAACACCAGCAGTCGAAGACGATTATGTGGACATTCAAGGTATTTTTTCAAAGAGACAATCATATGATACCAAAATTGGTGGTAGCAACACCGTACCATCACTAGTTGCTAGTAAAATAACCGTTACTGGTAAAGATTCAGACTAGCCATGGAATTGTATGTAGGAACGTACAGCACACACGTGTTCGACTTTACCATTGAAATTGGCATCATTTGCTTCATAGTGCTAGTCGTCATGTTAGTTTACTGGAATCATAAACGAAAGTAGCACCCTCGCCCACTATCAGCCTAGCGGGCAACATGCGAGCGTAGTTCAACGGTAGAACAACAAAAGTCATACAAGGTTCCCTGCTTTCAACAAGCATCACGCAGGTTCGACTCCTGCCGCTCGCATTGTACGTTAATAGCAAATAATTATGGAGGCACCTATGAATATTGATATCACAAAACTATTAGATTGGGGATTGATAGTACTATCTCTTTACTTAGTTGTGGATACACTTCTGCAAACAAATCATAACAACCCCTACAACATGTTTATAATAACCCTCAAATTAATAGTTGCCATCATCGTGGGATTGTTTGGTATGTACACAACTTTTTACAACATCTATTGAAACTTCTGTTAACATGCGAGCGTAGTTCAACGGTAGAACAATGTTCCAAGTCTTGAAGCCCATTCTTTCTTGGAGTACTATGCAGGTCCGACTCCTGCCGCTCGCGTTTAAATTTTTGAATATAAAACTTAACAATTATTGGAGATGGTTAGATCGATGAATTTCAATTGGAAATATGCTCTTGTGAATAATATTGACTTTTACCCATTTTTCATAGTGCTGGCATTGGAGGAAACATATCCAAAATCAATATTTGCAGATTCACTATGGATATTGCCAGTTATCTTTATATTTTCATTAATAGCCCATTTTACTCTATATAAACCAGCTATTAAAAGTAATCCTTCACTTGATCAGAAACATTACACTTCAAGCCTAGTCTCGTGGCTGATAATGATCGTAGGAGTTATTGGAATTATATTTGCTGTTTTCTACTATCATTTCCATTCTCCTTTAATCTGGATTGCTTTTTTGGTATTAGTTCTTTTACGGGATGCATTCGCTAATAGCGACCTATAAGGACTAAAAAGCACATCCCAACCGGTCAAAGTTTGAGATGTGCTTTTTAAGGAGGTGATAGTAATGAGCGATAAGCCAACAAAATTTATAAAACCAGTAGTACCAAAGCCTGGCCAGAGAAACAGTCCAAACAGAACCGCACCAGTACCACACGGAACCTCAGCGCCCAGTGTTAAGCCCAAAAAATAATTATTATTTTTTTAAATAAAAGATATAGTACTTTAATTTACTTTTGTTATCTATATAGACTCGTGGATAATCTTCCATTCGGATAGATGAATAGTTTTTATTCATTAATTCAATGACTTCATCCTCTGAAAATGTACTTTGTTCCATTTTTTCCTCAGGTGTTAATAACAGTTGATGTTCTAAATCAAGTGATTCAGAATAATGTTCTAAAAACCCAGATGATATATATTGATGATTGAAATCAAAAATGTAAACCATCATATAACCATGATGTTCAAAAGCATACTCATGTGGTGTCTTGGTAGAAATCATTGATAAATTTTCATTACTCCGACTTTTGTTTAATAGTATTTCAACCCTATTAAATAAAAATCGAAGTAACAAAAATGTTATTAATATACTAGTTACTACAGTAATTAGTACGGTAAAAACTACATTCCAAATATTTGGATTGTTTGCTATCACATTAATAATAATTGTATAGATTAGAAAGTTCATTATTGAAAATAAGATACACCATGCTGACCGGTCTTCTTTACTAGAGTAAGAAGACAACGTACCTTGATTTACCAATAAATTATAATTTAAGAATCCTAACGTTCCAGATAAAACAATGCTTATAACGAGTGACTGGTAGTTCATTATTATTCACCTTCGCTTGAAATTAATGAATTTTGTTCACCTATTATAACACAAAAAGCACATCCCCTCCCGCCAAGAAGTAAGATGTGCTACCAATAAAAGCCAGTGGATTACTCCGCTCTTTTTACATACATAATATTATCACAACTAAGGAGGTGATGTCTGCAAGTCCTTAAAATTCTACCCGCCTAGGTGAAATTTAAGGAGGAAATTCAAATGGCAAGTATTAAAAAGAAAAATGGCAAATGGGCCGTTCGCGTTAGTTACTATGATGAATTTGGCAAACGGCACTTTAAAAACAAGAGTGGCTTTTCTCGTAAAAAAGAAGCTGAACAGTGGGCAACTAAATTGGAACAAGCTAAATTTGACCAATCCATAGGAAAATCCGATACAACGACAGTCTTTACAGATTACTACGAGAAATGGTTAGAAACCTATAAATTTGGCAAAGTTTCCCGAATTACAGAACAAGAATATCGATATACTCTTCGCCAAATTGCTGAGTTACTACCTAACGTTCAACTGTCGTCAATGACAAGGCTGCGTTATCAACAATTTATCAATGAATTTGTGCACGGTAATGCCAAGCAACGTGCACAGCGACAACTGACAGATAATCAACCATATCATAGCAAATCATCTGTTGAAAAATTGCATGGCCATATTCATGCTGCAATTATCGATGCCGTAGCTGATAATTTAATAAAGACCGATTTCTGCTTACATGTTGAATTAGGTGGCCACTCCGGTAAACCAGCACAACTAAAATACCTTGACGCGAAAGACATGCAAACGCTAGCTATCGAAGTCAATAAAAACATCAAGCTAATTTCTACTGGAAAATCAATGATCTATACTGGCCTACTAACTGGTATGCGAGTAGCCGAAGTTTCTGCTCTGACTTGGACTGATATCGATTGGCAAAACAAGACTATCCGTGTTAATAAGTCATGGGATTATGTTTATGGCCAAAAATTTAAGAAAACAAAAACTGAATCTAGTATTCGTACAATAACTGTAACTGACGATCTTTTAAATCATCTTAAAACACTGCATGCTTTACAGATGGCAGCTAAATTGGATAACCCAGATCATCTAGTTTTCATGAACAAGCGTGGTCGTATTCCATCCCCTGGAGCGTGTGATAACTTGCTTAAAAAATACTCCAATTCATTGGGAATTAAACGGATTAGTTTTCACGGGTTGCGGCACACCCACGCTAGTTACCTGCTCTATTGTGGCGTGAAGATGGAATACATTTCCAAACGGTTGGGCCATAAGAACAGTTCCATCACTCGTAACGTCTACGCTCATATGATTAAAGAAGACCAACAACAGGAAGACGAACGGACCTTAAAAGCACTCTCTCAGGTCAATTAA